TGTTCCGGTAAAAAAACATTATTTGAAACTTCTTCTGTATATATATGTACCCTTATATTCTGAATAGATTTAAAAGTATGTATCTAGACAGGAACACCGGAACAACGCACCGTCTTGACGTTTTTGCAAAATGTGACCGCTACCACGCGGACCATAACGCAAAACGCGCCACGGGCCGTTTGCGGTCCAATGGCGCGTGTTGTGGGGGATGGCGGTGGCTAGTATTTTTTATACAGCCACCAACCGGCAAAAGCTGCGGCGGTTGCCAGCAGCCAGTCGCCCAGCATGGCGCCGATTGTCAGGCCGATCAGGACCAGGAGGCCCGGGATCATGCGGCCGCCTTTTTCTTTTTATCAGCCCAGAGCTTCTCGGCCGCAGATTTGGCAATTTGCGACCGGTGCTCTGGGGTAAGCGCCGCGGATCGTTTGGCAGCCGCCGCTTTGCCAAGCTCCGACCGCTGCGCCGGGGTGAGCGCCGAGAAGCCCTTCGGCGTCTTCACCTTGCCCCCTTTGCGGCCCATGATGGCGCCTGCCTCTGAGGGCGTCACGCTTTCACCTCCAGAGCGGCGTCGATAGCCGCTTCATACGCGACCTGGGCGGCGCGGTCCAAAGTCGTTTCGTACTTGTAGCGGCCAGCGCCGGTCGGCACGTAGCCGCTCCACTGGCCTTTGGTCCACTCGGCGGGCCTCAACCGGTGGCCGTTCTCGACGGCCTCCAGCATAAGTTCGGCCTCTTGCTGGCCCCACTGTGCGCCGCGCTGGGCGGCTTCGATCTGCTGTTGTTCGGTTAGCATGTTTGTTTCCTCTGTTTTCTGTATTTAGTATTCGACTTTGAACTGCTCATGTCCGGTCATGACTTCGAGCGTGCAGGCGGCGACAAGTTCGGCGTCGTTAAGCTTTGCCGCCGATCTCCATGAGTGTCCGGCCGGAACCGCCGAGCCAGCGTATCCAGCAGCTTCTAGCGAACGCGTAGCGTCCGCGTAGCATTGATAGCCAGCTACTCCAACGAGGCCCGCTAAACGCTTTTGGGACTTGCTGGCCTCGATCTTGAGTTCTTGGTTTCTGTTCTGTTGGTTGGTGTTTGTTGAAATCGTCATGTTGTTGTCTCCGGCGCGCTGTCTACTCTTTAAGCTTACCATAATCGTTTATGGTAAGCAACGATAAAACGACGTGCGTCAGAAAATAGTTGTTCCACGTGGAACGATCGGAGCTCCGTTTGATTTTGAGCGCGGCATTGGGTATTGTGGAGGGGTGGAAAGGACAAAAGAAGCGTCTGATTGGCTCGACAAAATTGAACATCCAAAAAAGAGGGCGTTTCTTGTTGCGTTTGCTGCTTGCGGTCAGATAACTTCCGCAATCGATCAGGTGGAAATCAGCAGAGCGCAGGAATGGAACTGGCGTCAGGACGACCCAGATTACTGCGTCGCTCGCGCCAAGGCCTGGGCGATGGCTTGCGAGGCGCTAGAGGCCGAAGCGTATCGGCGCGGCCATAGCGGGGTTGATGAGCCAGTGTTTCACGGTGGAGCTCAGGTTGGCACGATCCGCAAGTACAGCGACACGCTGCTCATTTTCTTGATGAAAGGCGCGAATCCCAACACGTACCGCGACACGTGGCGCGGCGAATTGAGCGGTCCAGGCGGCGGCCCGATCCGCACCGCGGTTGATCTGTCCAAACTGACGGAGGAGCAACTTGCCACACTTGCCGGCATCGCTAGCGCAGCTGCTGGACCCGACACTGATCGCGGCTGAGAGGCTGCGTCGGGCGCGTCTGCGGGTGTTGTCGTACTATCCCGATACGGGGCCGCTGCGGCGCGAGCTATACGCCAAGCATTTGGAGTTTTTTGAGGCTGGCGCTTCGCACCGCGAGCGTGCGGCTATCATGGGTAACCGATGCGGCAAGACTGTAATGGGCGGTTATGAGACGGCGTTGCACCTTACCGGGGACTATCCTGCCTGGTGGCAGGGCCGGAGGTTTGCGGAACCCGTGAAGGCTTGGGCCGCAGGCGACACGTCGAAGACGGTGCGCGACATCCTGCAAGCGGTGATGCTGGGCAACCCTGGATCGCATGGTACAGGTATGATACCTGGCGATTTGATCCGAAAAACGACGGCGCGGACGGGGCTAGCCGACGCGGTTGAGTTGGTGTACGTCAAGCACGCCAGCGGCGGGACGTCGGTGCTGAATTTCAAGAGCTATGATCAGCGGCGCGAGGCCTTTCAGGGCACGGCGCAGGACGTTGTATGGGCGGATGAGGAGTGCCCGCAGGACATTTACACCGAATGCCTGTTGCGCACAATGACGACCAACGGCCTGCTGTACACCACGTTCACGCCGCTGCAAGGCTTGAGCGAGGTGGTGCTCTCGTTTCTGCCTGGTGGGCAGGCCGCGCTGCCGGGCGAGCTGGGCAAGTCGCGACATTGCACGATGGCCGGCTGGGACGATATCCCGCATTTGAGCGCGGAGACGAAGGCCGAGCTGTTGGCCGCCATCCCGCCGCATCAGCGCGATGCACGCTCCAAGGGCGTTCCGCAGCTTGGCAGCGGGGCGATCTATCCAGTGCCGGAGTCGGACGTGGTCGTCAAGGACTTTGACCTTCCGGCGCATTGGCCGCGGGCGTATGGCCTTGACGTCGGCTGGAATCGCACTGCTTGTATATGGGGGGCGCTGGATCGCGACACTGACACGGTATACCTGTACTCTGAGCATTACCGCGGCGAGGCCGAGCCAGTTGTTCATGCGCAATCAATCAAAAGCCGCGGGGCGTGGATTCCTGGCGTAATTGACCCAGCGGCACGCGGCCGCGGGCAGAGCGACGGTTTGCAGCTGCTGCAAAAGTACGTGGACTTGGGCCTTGATCTGGAGCCCGCCGATAACGCGGTGGAGGCTGGATTGTTTGAGATGTGGCAGCGGTTGAGCGGTGGCCGGTTGCGCGTGTTTGAGTCGTTGAGCAACTGGCGGCAAGAGTTCCGTTTGTATCGGCGAGACGAGAAAGGCAAAGTGGTTAAAGAGCACGATCATATGATGGACGCGTCTCGGTATTTGGTCAATGGCGGTTTTGCGAGAGCCATAATTAAGCCAGTGCAGCGGGCCGCGGTGCGAGAATATGTGGTAGATAATAGTACAGGCGGTTGGATGGTATGACGACGGACGACAAATTCTTAGAACTCGCGCTAAAACGTTTCAAGCTGGCTGTTGACGCTGAAGCTGATATGCGGCAACGCGGGCTGGAAGAGTTGGAGTTTCGCGTGGGAGTGCAGTGGCCGCCGGAGATGGTGCAGCAGCGGCGCCTGGATGGTCGGCCGGCGCTGGTGATCAATCGCATCCCGCAGTTTATCCGGCAGGTGACGAACGAGCAACGGCAGTCACCGGCTAGCGTGCAGGTCAATCCTGTCGACTCTGGCGCGGATGTGGAGACGGCCGAGGTGATCCAGGGGTTGACGCGTCATATTGAGGTGTCTAGCGACGCTCCGGTGGCGTACGGTCGGGCGTTTGAGTCTGCCGTAACGATTGGGTTTGGGTATTTTCGCATCATAACGGAGTATTGCGACGAAGACAGCTTCGAGCAGGACATTGTCATTAAGCAGATCGAAAACCCATTCACGGTGTACATGGACCCGTACGCGATGGAGCCAGACCGGCGCGATTCAGAATGGGCGTTTATCGTCGACGACATGAGCCGCGATGAGTTTGAGGCGCGATATCCGAAGGCCGAGGCCGTCAATTCTGGCATGAGTTTTGCGACGATTGGGGACGATGCGAGAGCGTGGTTTACGCAGGATTCCGTTCGCATCGCTGAATATTGGTACGTGGAAACCAAGCCAGACACGCTGTTGCAGTTAGAAGACGGCAACAAAGTGTTCAAAAGCCAGGTTCCCGCGGATCAAATGGACGCTGTGATGCCGTTTGTTGTGCGAGAGCGCCGCGTCGAGCGTCGCGTGATCCGCATGGCTAAGATAAACGGTGTTGAGGTGCTGGAGCGCAGCGAGTGGGCCGGCAAGTACATCCCGATTATTCCGGTGTTTGGCGAGGAAGTGAACGTTAACGGGAAGCGGCACTACATTGGCATGGTGCGCAATGCCATGGACCCGTCGCGGCGCTATAACTTCATGGTGTCGGCCGAAACTGAGGCCATTGCGATGGCTCCGAAGACGCCGTTTATTGGGGCCGAAGGGCAGTTTGAGGGCAGGGAGCAGCAGTGGGCGTCGTTGAACCAGCGCAACCTAGCGTACATCGAGTACAAGCCAAAGTCTTTGGGCGGCATGCTTGCACCGGCGCCGCAGCGCCAGTCGTACGAAGCGCCTATTCAGGCGATCATGATGGCGATCCGCCAGGCGGACAACGACGTGAAGGCGACGATGGGCATATACGATGCGTCGCTGGGCGAGGCCGGGCCACAGCAGAGCGGTCGGGCTATTTTGGCGCGGCAGCGTGAGAGCGATGTCGCTAACAGCAACTTCGCGTCGAATCTTGCGCGGTCGATTAAGCACGCCGGCCGCATCATGGTGGACCTGATCCCGTATCACTACGACACGGCGCGGGTGATCCGACTATTGAAGCCGGACAATACGCAGGAGCAGGTAGGCATTAATCAGCCGACGATGAAGAACGGCAAGGAGGTGATCTACGATCTGACCGCGGGCAAGTACGATGTCACGATCAGCGTGGGCCCGACTTACCAGACGCAGAGACAGGAAGCCGCGGCGAGTATGATCGACCTGACGAAATCGTATCCGCCCATCATGCAGGTGGCGGGCGATTTGTTGGTCCGTTCCATGGATTGGCCGGGCGCCGCACAGATCGCGGATCGTCTGAAAAAGATGTTGCCGCCGGAGTTGCAGGATGCGCAGGAAGGGGCCGAACCGGAGCTGTCGCCGCAGCATCAGGCGGCAATGGCGGCGATGCAGCAGCAGAATCAGCAGCTGACGCAAGCCTTAGACGCCGCCAGCGAAGAGATTAGAACGAAGCGTATGGAGACCGAAAGCAAAGAGCGCATTGCGACGCTGAATGCTCAGGTCAAGATGCTCGATACGCAGGCACGATTGAGCAGCCAGGAAGGCATGGCAATGCTCAGCGCAGAGATTCAAGCGGTGAACCAGCGGCTAGGCCAGCTGATGAGCCTGCCTGATGACCCGGTAAACGGGCAACCCGGCCCAGCGGTGGGCTAGATATACGCCGCGCATAATCCATTGGGAACAATGACGACAATCGAAAGTACGACAGATACGGAAGAACAGATTGAAGCGGCCAGCCCTGCTGTGCAGGCTGATGACGCAGTAGTTGCGGCGTCTGATGAGTCTGCAGAGGCAGAGGCCGAAGCGGTAGCCAAGGACGCGGAAGCGCCGGAGGCTGACAAGGAAAAGCGCAAGGGCGGTTACCAGCGACGCATCGACCAATTGACGGCTGACAAACGGGAGCTTGAGGCTCGTTTGGCCGCGTCGGCTAGGTTTGTTGAGCCTCCGCCGTTTGTACAAAAGCCAACACTGGATAAGTTTGAGACGTACGAGGATTACAGCGAGGCGTTGATTGACTGGAAAGTCGAGCAGCGCGAATCGGTGAAACTTGTAGCGGCTGAGAATCAGAAGCAGGAAGCGCAAGCGGTCGAAGTGGCGTCGATGTGGAAAGAACGCCAGGACGCGGCGCGTGAGGCTTATGAGGATTACGATGCCGTTGTGTCTCGCGAAGACCTGACGGTCACCGTAGCGATGCAACAAGCGATATTGGAGAGCGAGCGCGGGGCGGATCTGGCCTATTGGCTGGGTAAAAACCCTGACGAAGCGAAGCGAATTGCAGGCCTGGGCGCTGTGGCGGCGATTCGTGCTCTCGGTAAGGTAGAAGACGGTTTGCTGGTCGCGGGGCCGGTAAAAAAACAACTGAAGTTGAGCAATGCTCCTGAACCGATTCGGCCGGTTGGCGGTGGTAAAAGTACCATCACCAAAAAGCCGGAGGACATGGACTTTCGGGAGTTCAGAGCTTGGCGCGAGAAGGGCGGCGGGCGTTAAGCCACGCGGCCGAGGACAAATTAGATGGCAAATACACTTCTAACAATCAGCATGATTACCAACGAGGCACTGCGGGTGCTCGTTAACAATCTGGCTTTCACCAACCGCGTGAACCGCCAGTACAGCAGCAAATTCGCAATTGAGGGCGCTAAAATCGGCACGGTTATCAATGCGCGTAAACCGCCGCGGTACGTCGGCCGCACGGGTACGGCGATTGGCGTGGAAGATGCGACCGAAACGCAGGTGCCGGTCACTTTGACGACGCAGTTTGGCGTTGACATCAGCTTTTCCTCGGCTGATTTGACGTTGAGCATCAGCGACTTTTCCAATCGGTTCATCAAGCCAGCCATTGCGACGATTGCAAACAAGATCGACTTCGACGGATTGCAGCTGTTCAAAACGGTTGCCAATAGCGTCGGCACTCCCGGCACGACACCGAACAGCTTGCTGACGTATTTGTTAGCCGGCGTGAAGCTGGACGACAACTCGACGCCGATGGACGGGGAGCGCAGCTGTATTGTTAACCCGTTGATGCAGGCGACCATTGTCGACGCGTTGAAGGGCTTGTTCCAATCCTCCACCGAGATCAAGGCTCAGTACGAAAAGGGCATGATGGGGACTGCGGCAGGGTTTGATTGGTACATGGACCAGAACACTGGCGTTGCGACCATCGGACCCCAGGGCGGCACGCCGCTGGTTAACGGCGCTTCGCAATCTGGCACCAGTTTGATCGTCGACGGCTTTACTGCTGCGGCGGCTTCGCGGCTTGTGAAGGGCGACGTGTTCACCATTGCTGGCGTGTTTGGCGTCAATCCGCAGAATCGCCAGAGCACCGGAGCGCTGCAGCAGTTTGTCGTAACTGCGGCGGTGTCGTCGGATGCGGCCGGCAACGCTACCATCCCGATTTTCCCGGCAATCACGCTCACCGGCGCGTTCCAGACGGTGACCGCTCTTCCCGCTGACAATGCGGCGTTGACGGTGGTGGGTGCTGCTAACACGGTCAGTCCGCAGGGTATGGCGTTCCATAAGGACGCGTTTACCTTTGTGTCTGCCGACCTGCAATTGCCGCGTGGAGTCGACATGGCGGCCCGCGTCAGCGATCCGGAAACCGGTCTATCGGTTCGGATGGTGCGCCAGTACGTAATCGCTACCGATCAATTCCCGTGCCGTCTGGATATCCTGTACGGCTGGAAGGAACTGTACCCCGAAAACGCTTGCCGCATTCAGGCGTAGCGTAAACCAGCGGGGCCGGGAAACCGG